AGAAAAAATGAAAGTATACTGTATCGATGGTCCGTGTAATGGGCAATTACATGATATTGAAGACAATTCAATAACATTAATAGTATCTTTACTTGATGATCCAATTTATAAAAGAGCCCATTACAGAATTACTGATCAAAGAATAAATCGTGGAGAGTATGTCGCTTTTTACATGGGTGGCGACAAACTGAGATGGACACTTACTTAACACCGAGGAAAAAATGATTAAGAGCCTTCGACACCTCAATGGAAATATATTCTGTGCTGTCGACGTAGAGACTACAGGATTTATACCCGGTTATCATGATATGTGGCAAATCGCGGTGTTACCACTGGATAATTTTATTAAGCCCAGTAAAGATATTATACCCTTTTATATTGATTTGAAAATCAAACGACCAGAAAACATAGATCCTAAGGCCGTTAAACTGAATAGAACCGATTTTTATAAGCGTCAATTACGCGCTATTGATCCTTGGACAGCCGCTGATATGTTTGACGAATGGATTCAAAAATTAAATCTACCGATGTATAAAGGAATTTGTCCTCTCGCATCAAATTGGCCTTTCGATAGATCCTTTATTGTCGATTGGTTGGGACACGAATCATTTCAACAATTTTTCGCTCCTTGGTATCGTGACACTATGGTTTCTGCTACATTCCAAAATGATATAGCCGACCACCGAGGGAACAGGATCGAATACCCAAAAGTTGGGCTTGCTACACTCAGTAGTCGGCTTAAGGTCAAAAATGCAAAAGCGCACGATGCTCTGCAAGATTGTATCACTACAGCCGAAGTGTACCGAAGATTGATTATGGCATCAGCTTAGTTGTTCTCCATTACAAATATTAACCCATTCCGCGGGAATAGGTGGTCCGCCCGCTAGCCAAGAACCAACACCAGTAGTCCAAGGATTTTGAAAATAACTTGGACTGTAGGCAAGCATACCATAAATATTATCAGCCACTCTGTATGTACGGGCTGGCCACCATGCCTCTGGTATAGTTGGTAAATACTCTAGCGGATCACTAATATATTTAATTGCTGGATGACCAACCACTTGATTACAAGTTTTGAGATACTCCACTACATATTCTTTGAATTTTTCAGCTGATTCTAATGAATTAAATACAAATTTCTCATAAGAATTACTACTATCAGAGAATGTTCCACCTTTACCCAATGCGCCCCATTGTTCACTATAAAGATTACATTCACCATCAGGATATACTGTACCATCGATTGTAAGAGGTCCAAACTCCCTATTACACCATTGAGAAATTGATATTAAACGTGCGTCCCAACCGAGCCAAAATACTGCTGAATAATAAGGTCGAACATATGAAGAGTAACTCGGTAATGTATTTGGATCAAAAATTATAGGCACAGGGTCTAACATAATACATGGTATTGTTATTCCTTCTTCCTCTTCTAATATACTCTCGGCTATTACTTTTGATGGCGCAGGTAGTATACTAAAGGCACCAGATATTGACGGTCCAAGAGCAGCAATAGGAGCTATAGTAGGTGAACCCGGATAAACATCATTAATATCACTGGGTGTTAAGTTTCCGGCATCATAAAATTGTCTGTTACCCAAATTATACGGATCAGTATAACGTACACCTCGTGGTGAATCCTCCCTGTCTATATCTGGACTATGACCCTCACGTGTTACGTCATCTCTCCCTGGTGAGTTCCCACCTTCATAACCTTGTTGAATTTCCCAATCAGTCGGGAAAGTAGCATTTGCATCAACTCCCGCAGGATATGCAAACAAGTATGCTGCCATTGTTCCGGCTTTTACCGGTGTCCAACACTCCATATTAATCGAATTATCAACGGAATTGTACGTTGCATCTTCGACCATTGCTATAACATTTCCACTTGCGACATAATTATCTGTGAAATCAAGTGTTACGGCGTCAAAAGTCTCAATATTTAATAGTGTTAGTGGGACCGTAAATTTCAATTTCTTCCAGGTATTTGCATAACGTATCATCCAAAATGTTGCACTTTTGATTACAGCGTCGACATAATTATAGATATAGAAATCATAAGTTTGTTCGTGTGTTCCGTATTTCGCAACATTATGTCGCAAAATTGTCTCGTACGATTTGTCTTGTAATCCCGACTCCCGCCAATTGCACACCATCTTCGTGACCAAATCTTCGGTCGACGTATGCTCAAGCATCAACGTTTCGATTTCAATATCACTTTCTGTGATTGTAGCCACGGGTGTTGGCTCTTCACTAAGATATTGTATATAAAAGACGCCATTCTTAAGCCAAATTGCGCAACGTGCCTGCCACGCAATCTCTTTTAGAACAGTAAATAATTCTTTTCGATCCGTAATAGCGAAATGACTCGGATAATTTGCTACTTTTGTGTGGACAGCGGCAAATGATACCGCGTCAATAGTAAAATCAGAGTATGTCTCAATTAAATACTGTAGAATATCTACTGTATTTGGCCCGATGTCCGATTCAAAAGTTACAAAAATTTCATCTGACCAATTAAAATTACGTTTTTTGGAGAGTGCATCTTCAATCTCAAGAAAAGTTACTGTTAAATTACCATATGTTTCAGTGTAAACAGTATAATTATCGGGATTAATATCTTGAAGAAAACGTTGTCCGTCTTTCTCAGCCCAAGCTGACACTCTTAAAACACTACCTGGCACAATACTCACTACATAAGTTTGTGGTTCATCTGCCACAAGTGAGATTTGTGTGCCAGCTTGAATACTAACATATCCCGCATTATCTCCCGCTGTCCCACCATTACCATATTCCTCTTCACTTCTCGATATAATTTTACCTACTAACTCTGGACTAGCTGATTCTCCATATTGACGAGTTACTTGATAAACTGTACTAGTTTCATACGGCCAAGTTTTCTTTGAATATTTCCGATTATCACTTGTCATACGTTTTGTGTCCAAGGCATTAAATGTAGTCTTGAAATCAGCAATATTTGGGTGTTGATTATAATCTGAAAATATAAATTTATCTCCATTTATAGTACCATGAAAAGTTATACCACCTATTTGAAAAAATCCGCTATTATCCGGAAAATCTCCTTCGGTAATAATACCCGGCATCGTATTCAACGCTGGTTGATTTGCAAGTACTGCCGTCACTGTTGATAATTTTTCTTTTATTTCATCAATATGATTATTCGCATATACATCAAAAGGTGTACGTGCTGTTCCTGCTGCTATGGATACTTCCATTCTTTCTACTGCTGTAGCTATAATATTTTGCCTAGCTTTTAATGCAAAATCCGGAAAACTTAGAGCATCAGCCAGTGTTCCTTTTACTCGTGCGGTTAAACGAAGTGTCTCTGAGAATGTTGTAGTACCAAAACACATTGGCCATGGTTGACCAATTACAGTATGCGGCATATTTTCAAATTGTCCTTCTTCTGCGGAATAACCAATTTCATTATCTTCAGTATTGGATACGACATTAAAACTCAATGTTCTCTCACTTTCACTCCACACAATCGGACTGTTGATTTTACCCCTAAAAAGAAGAAAACGGTCAGTAGCAACAAGACCCTCAAACCATTGATAAACACAAACATCGCGCTTATGCACGTCGTAATTATCAATAATTGTTTTGATTGTGCCATCAATATCATCGAGTGTAATACTTATTTCTTGCGAACTAGAACTACTAGTAATATCAACAATAGTATCTAAATTCGTTACATTGAGAATTTTACCTGGTATTGCATCAACATCTTTATCCGCATATTGTACAATTGTACCATGCCAATTGATATCAACAATAATAACAGGCTCGATACCCTTTGTAGTAGCAATTTCAGCTAAAGCGTTGGCGTTTAAGTCTCTCATACTTTTGTCCCTTCGAATTCAAATTGTATTTCTTGTTCTTCGTCACGCCCGTGCCCGCCAAAATCAAAAGGATTAGAAATAAATTTACCGGACCATTCAATACCATTATGGTCAGTTAAAGATATTGTTGTCGTGAAATACGATTGAAAAAAATAATACAACTCTAATGCCTTCTCCCGTGTCAAGATAAATTGAAAAATTAATTTGCGTCGCGCGGTTGTTTTAACATACGTATAAAGTGTGCCGTCAATAGCTCTTTTCTTTTGTACTTCATCGAGTAATGCCTCACTATCTCCAAACTCGGGATTCGGTAGATATGTTACTGTCTGATGTGCTTTTAAGCGTATGCTCATAATTCTGTTAACTCCGCTTCAAATTCAATGGCAATGGTCCAATGGTTACGTCCACTTCGTACAATGGCATTCTGCGGATTATCTATAATTCCTTTCCAGCTTCTATTACGCCAATCTCTAAATCCTATTTCTTTTCCCGTAGTTAATGTCACAAAATCCAAGACGTCTTGCGCTTTTGCTTCTGTAAGAAGATCGACACCAATAGCTAAATGCTTGACTTTAGGCCATTGTGGATCGGCATAAATTTGTAAGGATAAACCGCGTGAATTACGATTAATACGTTGATAGTGTAATCTTTCGCGATCATCTGATTCAGGACCGCGTAATGTAATTGTATCAGTAGGACCGACAACCGGATAATATAATTGAAAATCATCTTGAGCTGTTTCAACTGGTCCTGTTGCTGCTGGTGGTGTAGGTGCATCAGGATTAGACGAACCACCAATAAATGGACTGTAAGTACAAAGACTAATTCCACTAATTACTTCATAACCTAAAGTCTCATAAATATTCATTGTCTCAGACACAGTCACATTTAGAATAATTTCAGCGATAGCACTATCATTAATAGTTATAATCTCATGCAATGGCAAACTTATTTCAGAGACTGCAGCATCTGTTATTGTAATACTTTCAGTGCATCCAAATGTTCTAATGGCGGCATCTGTTACTGTAATATTCTCAGTACATGTTTCTTCATAATCACCAATTGCAACAATTAAATAAACATTAAAAGAATCATCTATTACAATTGGTTCACGTACTGTTCTAGGGTGTTCTAACTCTATTTCAATACTATCTTGGATACTTGAATAATCGATATACGTTATTGTTATCAATTCCCCAGTTTCGGGATCATTAAACAATCGTGTCTTTGGTGTATAATCGTCTGGAGTAAAATGTTCAGTTACTGCATGTTGACTTGTTCCACTTGTCATGACTGTATCATTAATATTTATATATTCTGTACAAACAACAGCAATTTCTACAACAACACTAACTGTATCACTTGGTGTTATTGATTCTGTAGCATTACGACTGATTACTGCGTCACCATCTAATTCACCATCAACAAAATCATTGACTCCGATAGCTTCATAAATGTTATGAATATTAAGAAGCAATGTGGCTGCGGATGAATCACTAACAGAAATTAATTCATCAGCACTTACCGCAAACGTGAGTGGATTATACACTAAATCGCTAATTGTTATCGATTCGGATAAATAATATACAAAAAAACTACCTCTAACTAAATCATCGACTGTTATTGATTCACTAATACTTTTTGTAAATATATTACCATCGACACTATCATTGATTGTTATTGCTTCACTAATATCACAATCAAAAACTTTTGAAGTTACTAATACTTCGATGTATTGTCGAGTCACACGGACATTGGCGTCACCGCCACGTACGACATCACCCCATTGATGTGTTACACGTATACTCATACTGATCCCTCGAAACCAAACTGTGCCGCATTAATGTCATCTAAAGTCCAAGCAGAAGATGTTGCTGGATTTTCTTCCATAACCCGCGCAAGTATTTCGTACGTTTGACCCGCTATTGCATGTGGTGGTTCGTCATAAATTGTTGTGTCGATGCGAGCAAGTTGTTCGATATTAAAATCATTAGCGTCTGTTTCACGACAAACAATATTTGTTTGTACGGCATGGATAATTCCTAATGCACTAAGATCACTATAGGTGTACAAATCCTGATCACCATCACCGCCTGCATTATAGGTTGTATCGTCATCAACACTGTTGCCATCATCAACTTCTTCATAATTAGTGCCAACTAGCGGAGTCCAATCAGTTACTGCTCCATTACCATCTGGATCAATACGATCGATACGATAATCACCCAAGAAATCATCACCGATATAAATATCATCAAAAGCCATAAATTTATTTCCACCTCTGTACCATTTAAATTTGAATGCTGTAATTTCAACATTTCCAGCATCGTGCGTATCAATTCCAGTACGATTGAAATACTCTTTACCATTTACTTTCAAAGTATACGATCCTAGTGTATCGTGAATCACACACTTAAATTCAACAAAAGTCCAAGTATCATCTTTACCACGTAAATCAGTTGTTTTTACAGTATCTTCAGGTGTTACAATAGCTATTTCTCCATCACCTGCTAATTGCAAACTAATTTGAGTACCAGCAACATTATTTATATCTAAAAACTTTTCATTTGCTGTATAATGAAGCCAATGTAACGTTTTGAATGCAAAACAAACAGTGTAACTCGCATTTGCTGAAACAGGTATACTGCAATAATCTTCAGATATTGATAATGAAATACCAACAAAACGACCAGTGTCAGCACTAGGATTAGGAGTAATAGTATACCCTCGTCGCGGCAAATAAACATCCATTTCTGCCACATCACTAGCACCATGGAAACCTTCAAAATACATTATACTACCTCCAGACCGAATTCTGAATTATTAATATCAGTACTCGTTAAGGGCAAAGATGTTTGAAAATTAATAGGTATAATTTCATATTCGGTAGAAAAATCGGCATTGATATATCGTGCAGTGCCATCAGTAGTTGTTATGTCAAATTTCATTTTACTTTTTACAGCCAAACTTTCAGCGTCAGTAGTTCGCACTGTAGTATTAATTTGAAGACCATAGACTGTTTCATAATCATCAATACTATCGTAAGAATAATAATCTATATCACCACTAACACCATCATTAAAAGTAGTTTCACCATCGACATCTTGTTCATCAATCATTTCATAATTACTATCTGATTTCGGTGTAAAATCATTAATAGATCCATTACTAGCAGGAAATAAACCGATAACTTGACAAGGACCAAGAAAATCATTATGTTTGTCATCGGTACTATCACAAATATAGACATCGTCCAACCAATGAATTCTAGTTAATTCTTCAAGAAAAAATAGAAAACAAGATGAGCCATCAGCATTTGCTCGAGTATCAATACCACTCTCATTTAATTTAGTTTCATCATTGATTTTGAAATCAAATGAACCTGATTCGGCAATAACAATCTTACATTCAATGTAATACCATGTATCAGCGACACCACTATTATCAACTGTCGTATACGTACCTTCCGGTACAACAACTTGCCATTCATCCGGTGTAACTATTTGAATTTTTAGATGTTCATTACCAGCAACATCTGTCAATCTTACAATGTCATCCGTGACACCCCAATTATTAGCTTTGAAACCAAAACCAAAAATAATTGTATTATCACTTGTGCCATAGTGCAACGCCAAACCATTAGTCGATATACTTTTAACACTAACACCGGATATGCGACCCGCATCACTTTTAATTCCACCATAAGTATAATGCCCTTTACTTCTGAGCATTGTGACCATAGACGTAGACGCTCCCCCAGCTTGGGAAGTTGCGCCTTCAAAGCCTTCAATGAGAAGTAACATTATGTGGTTACGGTGTAAGTTACCTTGAACGTGTCGCTGGCAGCTACTGTAACATCACCACCCGTTAAAAGAGAAGCAGAAAATAGTTTGTGTGCCGCGCCGGCTGTATGGTCACCCTTAGTTTGAGCACTAGCACCAGCACAAATAAACGCACCTTTAACTGTACCACCAGCGCCAGTAATATCAAATTGCGTTTGAGTATTGCTAGTAACTTCCTTAGCTGAAGCTGCAGTAGTATCCCAAGTACCACGATTAACCGTACTGGCAGCGACTTCATAATTCTTATATTCATCCCAATCATTACCAGCTTGATCAATATCATCATAAAGGTCGTCCTCATGAACACCCGTACCGCCATAACCAATAAGATCGATAAGTCCCATATACCAAACCGTAAGATTAGTACCGTCATTGAACGTCGTGTCAAGCATCCAGTTCTTACCCTCTACGGTAACAACATTCGGAGCGACCTGACGATCTAAAAGAACACCTCTACGCCAGTGCTCAAAATAAAAATATCCTTTGGGATCAAGCAGATCTGCTATATTACGACGACGCGCAAGTTGAACGCTAACATTATCCCGTGTATTGACTCTTTCCATTAGTGACTCCTAAAGTCTTGATGTACCTCTTCTCATCTCTCGACGAAAAGCTTGCATGGTTTCTCTTGCTGTTTGTTGCGCTGAAATGGACTCATTAACAGTGATATTAACATCACCCACATTTGTAACAGAACCGCCATTTTGACGATATTGTGGTTTTACTCCAGCATTCATAGCCACGAGTTGTGAATAAAATTGTCTAGTTGCGCCAGCATTCATAACAAATTCACCTGGCGTTAGCATCGCTGGAACAGTGTCTGTTCCCTGTGGTATCCAACCACCATCTGCGCGATAAAGCATACCACCAAATCTTTTATCCACTTCATCCATCGGCGTTATGGTCATTCTTGATTCTGTATTGAGTGCTTTTACTCTTTTTATTGTTGAATCAATCTCCCTGCGTGCATTTGCCATATTGTCGGCTATACTTGTAGCTCCTTCTGTTGCAGCGGCCGCTAATTTCGCACCGATTAATTCATTTATTTCTACTATCTTACTGTTCAAAGCGGCAAGTTCTTCTCGCGATAATATTGCGTCAGTACCGCGAGTCATTTCTTGTTTTGCTTCTGCTACCGCATTCAAATTATCTATTAACGCTTCTACACCTTGTTTGATTTCTATGCTATTTGTTTCTGCCGCTAAATCAACAAGAGATTTTTTAATAACATTGAAGGCATCAATATCTAATTCTTCAGCGGTCAATAATTTAGTAGCTTCAGCCATATAATCCATTGCTTCACCCGCAGCATCACCAGCTCTTTCTATATCGTATGTCATAGCACTCATCGTATTAGTACCAAATAATCTATCCATTTTAACATGTAATATGTCCAGGCCACTAACTTTTGTTATATCAAGGTACGCATCTTTAAGTGCAATAAGGAGATCTGTATTTTTATTTATACCATCAGAGACTTCTCTTATTGCCTTAGCTTCTGCCTTACTAGCTTTTAACGCATCCTCTTTTATTTTTCCTAATTTAACAAGAGCAGCTTGCTGTTCCTCAATAGTTTTTGTACCGGGCAATAATTCAGCAAGTTTTATGTCTATAGCTGTTTTGGGTGTTGTAATTTCAACAGCACGTTCACTTATGGCACTAAGAGAATCGCTAATTACTTTTTCCATTGTTTCACGTTCACCAGTTATTAAATTACGCATGTCTACCGCTTCGGGCAACTTAAAACTGATTTTGACATCACTAAAAATTGTCTCCATTTCTCCAACAAGTCCAGCAATATCAGCCAAAACTTCTTCACGTTTAACGGGATCAAATCTAACATCCTCAAACTTCTTTATTGAGTTTTCTATTTCACTATTAAGGAATTTTAATTCCTGTCGCTGTAAGAAAATTTGCTCTGCAACACTTTCAATTTGTTTTTTCTCATCAGCAATAACCACCTTTTTCTTTTTAAGAGTTGCAATCTCACTCAAATACGTAGCACGAATTTCTTGCTCGGCTTTAACAATTGCTTTTTTATTTTCACTTTCATCCGCAGATTGTAATGCTATATTTGCTGCAGCTTGCGCACGTTTATTATAAAGTGCGGCAAGTTCGATTTCACGTTTTCGTGTAGCTTCTGTAGCTTTGAATCGAAATTCAGAAGCACGTCTTATATTAGCAAATGCTTTTTGTACAGGATCTAAGCCGCGAGTTTCACGTTCAAAATTAAAATCACTAATGTCAAATTGTACTTGTCTAATAGTCTTATTCAAGTCGTTAATAACAGTACTCGCAGCAATAGCTTTTTTCTCTAAGTTAGAGAAAAACGTATTAGTCTCACTGATTTTACTACCTAATTGATCAACGATGCCGGTAAAAATAAGATCCTCAAGTCTTACTAAATCTTTACTAGCCATTTCAAATGCTTTTTGTCGACTGAAAAGATATTTTTGTATATTGGCAAGCATCTCATCATCAGATTTTTTTTGCGCATCAGCCGCCAATTGTATATTTTTAAGTCGTGTTTTCAGTGCTAGATTACTTTGCTCTTCAAATACTTTTTGTGCATTTATAGCTTCTATTTTTCCTTTATTGAAATAATTATATAATGCCATACCAGCGAGTGTAACAGCACCTGCAATTATTACACCTGGAAAAGTTATTCCACTCAATGTTAATACTGCTCCTATAGCTTCAGCTTTTAGGGCTATAAAAGCGACACTAACAGCAGCAACAGAAGCACCCAAGACTTTCAAAGTTTCTACACCACCACCAAATGTATCAAACACACTTTTAATTGCCTTATTTATATCTCGACCCCAATCAATTAATACATAATTCTTAACTCTATTTAATTCAATTTCGACTTGTTTAGCGTTAGTCTCAAAAATAATATCACGTTTCTCGAATAATTCTTTAGCACCTGCCTTGCTAATCTTCTCTAAATTTTCAGCATATTGTTCAGCACTTTCATTTGCTAGACCTAACACACCTCGAATAGCACGTACTCTACCCCACATTTTGCCTAATGCGGTAGCTGAAGATCCAGCCTTTTCCGATAATTTATCCAGGAATCCTTGAAAACCGTAAGCCTGAATACCAGCTTCAGCTCCAGCGATACCCAATTCTTTATATTGTTTTTTCAGTTCTTCAGTCGGTCTAATTAATTTTAACATGATATTAAGCATCAATGTGCTTGCTTCATTATATTTCAAACCACTCACTGTTAGTGTTGCTACAGCAGCACCAACTTCATCAAGAGCAATACCTAATTGTGCAGCAAGTACGGTAATTCGACCAAAAGAATTAGCAAATTCTTCACCTCTCAAGCGACCAAGTTCAATAATCTCAGCTAATTTTCCACCGACTATAGCAGCATCTTCTACTTCCATATTATATGAATTTATTACTGACGACAACAGTGCAACAGAAGCTGACGTCTCCGTCACTGATGCAGTAGCAAATTTTTGTGCAGCTGCCATAAATTCCATAGAATGTGCAGCATCGGTAACTTGATTAGAAAGTGCTTGATAAACACCCTCCGCTACAGTTTCAATTGGAGCACCAACTAAATCAGAAAACTCACGAACCTGATCTGATAACCCTTCAAAATCATCACGAAATCCTCGCCCAATCGTTTGAATTTCTGCAAGCGAGATTTCATAATCACGCGCCGCGGCTACTCCCTCTGATAACGCAGATGTTACTCTTGTTATTGCTTGGTGCATAACTTGGATAGCAAAAATTCGAATAACGCTTTGCCAACTTAATAGAACTTTTTTTGCCGCTTTTTCTTGTTTTTTCGCCCCGCTCTCGACACTTTTTGTGGTTTTACGAACAACTTGGGCGACTTTTTTATGTTCATCGCTAGTTTTTGCAGTAGTTTTATTCGTAACTTGTGCTGCAGCATTAATATTTGCAAGTGTACGTTTAACTTGACCACCTTGAATGTTAAAAACACGCGTCGCATTTGCAGCCTTACGCATAGCTGAAGTATAACTTAGAAGCGACGCATCTAAATCTTTCAGCGTTCGAATAGCTTGAGCAGCTTCAAACCCTAATACTGTGCTTAGTTGTTCTGCCATTAGATTTTAATCTTCACGGGTTTGAATACTGGAGATGGTAACGTTACAGTCTGTGCCGCTACACGATACATTGATGCACCAGCGGCAAAAGATCGCCAGGGTGCAGATTTACTGACATCAACATTTTCGTATTCCTGTAAAACATAGTGTGGTACACGTGAACTAATTTCAATTGTAAAATTAGTAGGGCCATAGATTGATTTTACCATCCCCATAGGTTGTCCTAAATGTGTGCGACTCTTAACAACAGGCATAATATCAATATGGCTACCAACTTCTTCAGCCACATTTAACAATGAACCACGTGCCATTCCTGACCAAACGGGAACTCGACCCGTCACAGCATGTAACCAAGTTTTTGTTACACGTTGTAACTCGCTTTTCAAATGAGCCTCTAAGCGTCTTTGAAAAGCACTAAGATCGAGTTTTGCTCCCGTGAAATGGCCGGTAAATTTCATACTTGCAATGTTACTTTCGGGTCTTCCAGTGTACGCACTTGATCAAATCCTATTAAATCACTTTGTACATCGATATTACAATCATCCCAAGCCTCTTTAACCCCAGGTGGTCTTACTCTGGAACGTTCACAGGCTCGCCAGATGGCATAATACTCAGTACGACCGGCGGGGAGGTAAATTCTTCTTGTTGTGCCTCCCGCTGAAGTAAAAAACGTTCACGCGCGGCTTGAACCTTCGCCTCCGAAAGTGCATTAACCGCAATAGCACCACCAATAATGCGATTAATTTCGACCTCATTAAAGCCAGAGTCTTTCAATTCTTCGCGTAGAAGTAGCCATGTAGATGAATCTGAAAGATCCACCTTCTCCCATTCTAAATTTTCAGTAGCTTCGAGTGATTTCAAAATTGTCCAAGCGACACGTTGTTCGGCATAATGATCCAACGCCTTTACAAAAGCTGGATCACTCATATTCGGAACATCTGTACCACCTTTTATTTTTCTCATCGGCGGTTTTGGTGCTGGACACATTTTTTCAAACACATCCATATCAAGAACAGCCTCAACATTAAGAATAATGTCTTCGCCGTTACCGCGAGGAATTACAATAACATCTCGATTCGGCCCTTCGATCCTTTGACCATTAAGTTTCATTACGTGTACCTATGGATTTCTGGTTCTAAGATGTTGCACTTACCGGAAGCTGAAACTTGCGAATCATTGATATTATGATCAAGTGCTTCAACACGAAAATCTGCAAAAACAAACTTTTCTTTTGCATTAGTGGTCGAGCAAGCAGGAACATTCCATATTTCAATAATAACACTCTTCGGTTCACATTCATCATCCGCACTACTTACCCAATCAGCTGCCGGTCCAGTTCCTTTCAGAGCTTCCTCGATAGTAGGTACAGCGGCACCACAAACAGAACTAATATAGTCCCACTCAAAATCAAAAGACAATTCAAGCGGCTCTTGATCTGCATTTCTCACAGTATTCAAGAGTCCACGATTCTTTCGGTATTCACGATTATACGTCTCTTTGTAATTCGCATTACCTTCACCAATTACAATCTCGATCTTTCGGCCTTTGAAATGTACCAAGCCACCAGCAGTCGTAGCTGTCAATACACCCGGAGTAATAACCAGATCCGTGGTTGCTGTCGGTGCGACACCGGGCGTGTCAATAGTCAAAACTGCATCTTGATTATCAGTATAATCCTGAAGCGTGAGATCGTCAGTAATCGTAAGAGGTTGATCACCAAGAGTACCTGAGAACGTGATAATCCAATCAGGCGGCGGCGTACCAGCAGCTGCGACTGTTCCTTCGCCTACCGGAACATTACAAAGTGCCTCAAGAGCCAACTCAACAGTAGCAGCGGCCGCATCATACGCAATTGGTTCAGTGACTTCGCCGCGAAACGTGAGCGTAAATGTTCCAGCAGTAGCCGTGCCAGGATCCGCATGAAAAATAGTGTCAGTGCCACCAGTTCGAGTCGCACTAGCAACAGTATACTCTTCATCGGGTTCATTGCCGAAAGTAACGCAAGCACCATCAGGAACATTCAAACCACAATCTGACAAAGCGATAGCTGTAGTACCAATTGCTTCAATATCTGTAGTAGTAGGCGTTTGATCACCATTATCAAAACCATCTCGAATATACATAAATGTTTCTTTCAAATCAATTGGGGCAAACGCAACGAATTGCGGTTTTGCTTTTAGCATTGTTGACTCCTACGTGGTTAGATGCATCTTGTATGTTCCTTCTACCGTACCTTGTACAATATCAGTATCCGGACGAATTTTACCAAATTGATTAGTACGAACAGAATTATTTTTATCCATCACAACTTGTAATACACCGAGGAAAGTATCCCCGTCCCCATAACGGTAAACACAGATACTTTGTAATGTTTGTGCTATTAACCCGGCCAATATTTGTGGACCATACATCGTCGTTTTACTCATATGACATGTGAATAGTACATTGATTTCAAAATCAAGCTTAAAATAACCTTTACTTAATTCTCGAATATGTGGACCGTCAGTTCGTAACTCAATGTACTCAGAGTAATTTTGTGTTTTACGCTCCTGTCCCTCAATAAATAAGTGTACGCCATTGTCATCCGCCATTGTCTGAAAAACTTTGAGAACAGATATTTGAATCCAGCGTGACCAATTTTCATTCATGTTTTCACCGCGGCTGTTGAATCAGTGGCAATTATAGTTTCTTCAATAGTTTGATTCGATGGATCTTCTAACACTTGACCAACAACGTGACGCATTTTAACACCAAAAATTGTCTCTTCAATAAAATCTTGTATTTCAACAACTATGTATTCTTCATTATTGTAGATTACTCTGTCATCAATGGCTATTTCGTCAATATCACGTACATCCAAAAAGATTACACGATCAGTCGGATCAAAAAAGCTACCAGTCATAAAATTCTTGTTCGAGGCGACATAAGTTAAATCATACACAAATGACCGAAAATTACGTGCCGGTAGAAAAATAGCTCGTTTTATACTATGATAACTAAAAGTTGGTCGTTTCGTGCCGTTTATTAAATCTACATCAACGCTTAATGTTTTTACAATCAATATTTGAAAGCCGTAATCACGTTTAAGATCATAGACAAGCTGTCGTAGGAACCGTGCGTTTTTACGGCGTTCACGCATTAGAGAAGATACCTTACAAGAATAGCACCAACAACAGTGGCCGTGATAGTAGCACCACCACCAATAATTGTCCAAAGAATACGATTATGTGCTTTCTTTGATTGCTCTAAACGATCAACACGTAAAAAGAGACCAGGCTTATCAACATCACTAGGATCACCACTCAAGGCTGCTACAATACTATCAAGTTGTCTTTTGATGTAATCCAATTGCAATAGAATTTTTTCTTCATTCATGTTACTCTCCAGAAAAAGAAGCGGCTTCCGTGCCGCTATGTGGTTATCGTACCAGAACAGCGCCACGGTCCACGTCAAGAACTTCCACTCCACAGAGTAGATCCATAGTCACAAGATGACCTTGTGCAGTACCATCATAGGTGATGACTACACGCATAGCCAAATCATTATACGAACTCACACCAGAAAGTGCAGTACCAGCCTTCGGCAACGCCAACGGACGCACAACCAAAGCTACAGCACCCTCATCAAAAGCAAAATTAAATTGTCCAATCGGGCCGAAATCAACCATATCGTCATCAACCAATGCTGCTTCAAGCGGACGGTCGAGAGTAATGAAATAATCAGCGCCATTGGCGTCAACAGCAATAATACAATACTCGCCCGTGATTACCACATTCGTAGCAGCATCAGATGCAAATCCAACAAGCTGACCGACTTGCGGAACAACACCCTCAGCACTGTCTACATTGATTTGCTTATCATAACCAATCGGGTATTCAGTTACACCAGCATGGCCGGGCAAATCAATAGTACCACGAGTATAGTAATTAACATCAGTATTATCAGCCAAAGCTGTAAGCAAAGGACGATCAAGCGTCAATTTTGTGGCAGCAACCGTAGTCAAACGATACACACCGCCATCATCCTCAAAAGTAACATACATACCAGGTTGCATGATATTAGTAGCATCAGTCACAACAGTAAAGCTCGTATCACCAGCAGCAATATCCGCTTGATTAATATCACCTTCAGCACCATCAGCAGGCGTGGTGTACGTACCAGTCGGAATAGACGAAACATTTTGACACATGAACGTATTGAAGCCAAGCTTTCTACCGAGGGATGCTTCTCGCAGAGCAGTACCCTGGTCACCAACTTTTTCAGCACTAATGAACAGATCAAGCTTCAAAGCTTCCGTTTCTGTGACCGGGCTCAAAATCAGATTACGACCGATCGCGGGAACCTTGTTCACATTCATCTTATTACGTGTATCGAGAATAGCGTCCTTAATATCATCAGCAGTCACATCGGGATCAATAGCGACCTGGTTATCAAGAAATTGATAGACCTGGCCGAGTAAAATACGATCAATATGCTCTGCCAAACTCTTAGCTGCTGGTTGCAAGTACGTTTTAACAAGATCCTGAAAAGAGAGACTCTCTTCACCATCTCTAATCATGAATGAAGTATGAACATGCTGATCCAATGTAACAGGAACATTCGTAGCGGTTGCGGCCTGGACCGTAATATCGTCATTTACGCCCTTACGTCGAGCAGTAAACGTACCCGGCTTACGCGTATTAACAACATCACCAAAAGTAGCAATTTCGTCACTAAAATCAGAGTGAACAAGTCTACCAATAACCATATTCTCTTCAAGAATAGCCAACGACTCAGCGGCCCAAACTTCGGGTACCCAAGCGCGATCATTGGTATCAAAATCATTATCAAAAGCTACAAAACTAAGAGTTTTCATTTTTTTCCTTATCTGGGGTTAGGGTTTCCAACCCGGAATATTCCCTACCGCCCAAAGAGTTCCGGTCGCTCTTTACGCAGTTTTCGGTACTGAGCAGGATCGTTTTTCGCGACTTGAACAAGATCAATATCACCCTTCTTACCTTTATTACCTGAGCCACCAACACCACTAAATTTACTATTTGTAAATAAATTACCGCATGATTCAAGTTCAGACATTCGTTTGACGGCTTCCGGTACAGTAAGATCAAGAGTGATAGGTTTTCCGTCCTTGTCCATATCCTTAAACGCTACTCTTGCCTCAAAAGTACCACTCGGTTTGCCGGCATCATCAGTTTTTTCTGTCAATTTTGTCGCAGGTCGCAATAATGCTGTAATTTGCTCCGTTGCAACAGCCTTATTTGCGACTGCAGCTTGGGCAATTTCTACATCAATAGTTGCTTCTGTATAACGTGATTGCCAAGTGTCGCGGTCGGTTGACAGTGTTTTTACTTGAGTTTCATGTGCATCCTTGGCTTTTTCTGCTGACTGCCGCGCTCGTTCCTCAGTCGTCATATATTTAGTTTGCAGTTCATCAATTTGTTTTTGCAAATCTTCACGCTCTTCGGCACTCAACGCTACACTTTTCTTAGCTTCCGCTAATTGATCGGCTAATTGGCGTTGAACATCTTGCGTCTTACGCTTTTCTCTTGCAAGAAAAGTGTTAACATCATCTTGATTAAATATCTTTTCATCCTTTTTCTTAGCAGCAGCAGAATCATCACCTTCGAAACAAACAAAACTCTTCATGGTTATTACTCCTAGGATACCCTATGAATTTTTACAGTTCCAGACGCCTTGAGATACGGTTTGAGATATTGCCAAGCATAGGCGCTTGGAATACCTGCCGCAAAATGCGCTGGAACCTCCTCGCGAGCATAGGTGGTTCTCGCTGAGGATATGCCTCTAGCTACAACAGCTAAATTTTCTAATTCCAAATCAGGATCAACACCATCGAGTAAAGCAAATGCGACTTCATAACAAGCGATTTTAATATCATCAGGAACTTCTTCATCCCCTACAGCTTCATCACCATAGTATCGTGGAAATTCTTCAGTCTGATCGGAATCAACTTTCGTACCAGCAAACTTGAGTCTATCGATACGTGCTGATGCTTCCAAAAGTGCTTTTGTTTTGTCACTATTTGTTGATGCCGTCCACTCACCGACATGAAGTCGAGTAAGAAAATAAGTGTCTGCGTTAGCATATGTGTCGTAAGCTGCCATGTTTCTCCTTAGAATTTATTAAAATAGCGTGACAAACAAAAATCAAGAGGTATATTATCGAAACCATATCCAATTTGTCCAACAGCCGTACTATTAAATGGAATACCGTAGATTACACCATTTGGTGCTAAAATTCCACTCGTCCATTTATCGCCACCGGCTAAATTACCAAAGGTTGTAGCAGTATCAGTGGTAGGATCAATTTCTAAAACTGCCGTACTATCCCACGGAATACCGTAAATCTTACCATTTGGTGCCAAGACACCACCCATCCATTTACTACCACCAACTAGACTACCAAAGGTTGATACAGTGTCAGTAGTAGGATCAATCTTTAGAACAGTTGTACTATCAAACGGAATACCGTAAATCATTCCATTCAGTGCTAAAACACCACCGTACCACTTAAAATTACCACCTGTAGTACCGATAGTTGTGTGACTATCATCCGATGGATCAATTTTTAGAACAGATCCATGGCTAAATGGAATACCATAAATCATACCATTCGGAGCTAAAACGCCGCCTGTAAAAGCATCACTGGTGCCTATAGTACCGAAAGTTGTAGCGGTATCATTAGTGGGATCAATCTTCAAAAATGCATTATGATTATAGGGCATACCATAAATCATACCATTCGGAGCTAAAACACCACCACACCATTTAATATCTTGAATAGGCAGACTACCGAAGGTTGAAATAGTGTCAGTAGTAGGATCAATTTTTAGAACGATTGTCATATCACGTGGAATACAATAAATCATTCCATTTTCAGCTAAGACACCACCTTGATATTTAGCTGTTTCAACTATACTACCGAAAGTTGAAGCAGTATTAGTGGTAGGATCAATTTTTAGAACAGTTGAACTTGTGTAAGGCACGCCATAAATCATCCCATT